CATACACCCTTGTCCTTGGAGAAGGACAACTTCAGGTACTCATGAGTCCCGAGTGGACAGCTACTTCCGTAGCCGCTCATATGAGCGTAAAGCCACCGTAACTCATCCTCTAGCGCATCATCTGGGTAGTAGTGCAAATCTTGCTCATACACCACGAAACGGATGAAGTCGCCGCGGGAATTATACTTCCGTGTGATCAGATTCTGACACACATCGGCATAATAGAGACCTGACGTGGAACTATACTCAAGCGGCACTTGCGAACGGTCCCTTGGAGGGATCGCGGCAAGCACTGCATCGAGCATCGGGTGAAAACGAGGATCAGGGGCAAACCCATGATCCCCACCGGCCCACGACCTTAGTTGATTGTACAACCGATATAGCTGGTCTAAATCAAGATCAGGCTTTATGTAAACGGGCGTAACATCAGCACCCGCGTGGTAGTGTTTACCACAGCTTTCGCGGAAAGGGCCTTCCCAGAACGATTTCTCGGTGTTAACCTCAAAACCACAACTGGCAAGGAAACCACTCAGGCTAGCACAGACTTCCGATGCGACAATAATATCGTCACCGAAAACTGCGACACGGGTCTCAGCGGGCTTCTGGACATCAACGACGGCTTTCGTCAGACAGTAAAACACTGCTGATTCGAGCTCGAACGTGAATCCATTACCCATCGAGGATACCTTTCGCATTGTCTTCCACTCATCGCCGTCCTGGTAAACAGGACTGCGCAATTCGTAGATAAGTTTGTACCATTCCCAAGGGAGCAGTACTCGCAAGAGTGCTAAGGTAACGCTGTCTGACGCAGCCGCAATGTCGATCGTCCCTAGGGACCCCGACACAGAACCAGCAAAAGCAAGACGCTGGTTTCTCTTCTGACTGTTGAGGTTGATCCCAACAGCCCGAAGGCATTTGCGAAAGATGCCACCTACTCCTTTTTGAAGCAACATATTCCCGTCAGGTTCGATGAGTATCGTACGTTTAGTTCGATAGTTTTTCTCAACGAAGTCTAGGCGTGAGCCCGGGACGAGGCGCCAGTATATCGGCGCTTTCGGTACGTACGTCACAGCAGATAATATGCCTGGATCGCTCCAAGCAACATCTATTACCTGACACGACGCACGAAATGCCTCAAGGTGTTTCAGTGCTAGAGGTGTCACCTCAAGTTGCGGGCTTGCCCACCACTTGAGCGATGGATGCGATTCCGAGCGATTTCTGCTCGTCGACGCTCCCCCGGTAAATTCACAATACCGGAACCAATCAGAAGGAGGGCGTTCCCCAATTAAGTCCTGCATTATCTGTGCAGCGCGATAAAGTAACCTCGCGTGCTCGATGTTTCGCAGGGCGGGTAAACCACAGCGTTCGATGGTCTCGCACTTGCTCTCAGCTTCGACGAAGGCGAGCCTTGCGGCTTGCTCCGTATCTGGACTATCCAACTCACGCTTGCGCGCGATGTTGTAAGCTAACCATTCAGACCGAAACGAATCGGTCGACTGGTGCACGTCCGGAAACT